CGCCCCCACGGCAATATTGGCTGGCGCGAGCAGCGACGAGAACTGCGAGGCCAGAGTGCTGATGCCAGCGTTGAGCCCGCCATTAAACACGCGGCCGAGCCCCTCGGCTGCACTCGCGAGGCCAGAGAAGCGTCCAGCAATGTTTCCAAGCGGGCCTGGCAGTGCGGCGAAGATTCCGCTGATCTCGTTGAACTTAAGCCCTTGCGCCGCAGCCCGCGTTGTTTCGTCAGCGAACTTGTCCGCAGAGGTGGACGCCTTAAGCAACGCTGCGTCAGCCTTGGCAACCGCCCTCGTGTGCGTCTCTTCGCTAATCGCATTCTTTGCCAGCAATGCGTCAAGCTTTGCAAGTTGCTGTGCGTGCCGCTCTTCAGCAGTCCGCATTTCTTCAGTAACTCGAGTACCTTCCGCAAAGGCGTCGGCGGTATTGCGAACCTCTTCCTGCAATGCCGCAAACTGGTCGGCATACGCCTGAGCGTTGAGTCCGCCCTGCAGCTGCTGGGCCAGCGTATTAAACTTTTCGTTTAGTGCAGCCTGAGCGTCGGCCGCCGCTTGACTGCCTTTTGCCAGAGCGTCAAACGCAGAAGTTGATTTTCCAGCCTGCTTCGCCAGATTCTCCAACGCCCGCTCGGCCGGCGTCAGATTCTTCACCACGCCAGAGGCGTCGGCGTTTACCTTCAGCGCGAGTGAAAGAATGTTGGCCATGGCTTAGTCGTTTGCGAAGGCCAGCAGTTTCTGAAGCTCGGCCTTCATCTGTGTCTCGTGCTGCGGGGCTTTCTCAATCGGGTTGAAGTCCTCGGCCTTGGGGGCCTTGCCAGCCGGCGAGTACGGAGCAAGCACCGCACTTGTCAGCAGACCCGTCTGCCGCCACGGATCAGGCAAGGCTTGGAAGTACCGCGTGAACGCGATCCACTCCGAGAGCTCTTGCGAATCCATGCGGCGGGACAGCTCCCGCACCGTCATTCCCAAGTGGCCCGCCAGACGAAACAGAAACCGTCTCGTGTGGCGGACGCTTAGTTTTTTGCCAGTTCCTCCACGTCAGTCTCGGTCATGTTGTTGTGCTTCATGGCTTTGTCGAAGAGCTTCGACACAATGGCCGCCGACTTCTTCGCCAGGCTCTCAATGCCAGCCTCGTCAAAGAGCCGCTCGCCGCTCTCGGGATGGCACAGGCAGCGGGCCAGATACTTCGTGCGGAAGTTGTCGATGCCACGCTCCTTGTTTCCGATCCACTCCTTCTCGTACGAGTCACGCTCCTCAACGGTCATCACGCGAATGCCGAGCACGAGCGGCTTGCCGTCCGCGCCTTTCCATTCCCGCACCGTCACCTTGAGCACGGGCAGATCGTCTGCCGCGAGAATCTGTGCCGCCAGTTCTGAAACGCTGAGCATGGTTCACCCTTGGATGCGTAACGTTACCGCGTAGCGGGCAACGTCGTTGACCACGCCCGACAGCGTGAACTTCTCAAGCACAGCCGTCCCGGAGTATGCGAGGCCGCCACCAGCGATGGTGACGGTGCCCCGCTTTCCGTAGTTAGCCACTGAGATGTTCGCCGTAGTCAGGCACGCTATCTCTATAGTGCCAACGTCAAGCGTCCACGTGCTGGCACGTGCCATGGGCAGCGAGCCGCCGTGCGTCACCTTGAGCTCGGTGACCTCACCGAAGTCAACGCTGTTCCACGTGGCCGTGATACCCGTTGCGTAGGTCGCCATGACGGGCCTCCGTCACGGACTAGCTACGGGCAATACGGATCGTGGCCTGGCCTCGGATCGCGTCCTGCGTCGCCAGCGTCAGCGTGGACGATTGCACCGTGCCGGCCCGGCTCAGCAGCGAAGTGCCGCCAACCGTGATGGCGATGGTGCCGGTTTCCTTGTCGGCGATGAGCGTCTTGCCGATGTAGTCGAACTGCACCGTTTGCCCAGTGTCGCCAGACGCAGCACCGGCCAGCGGAAGGTCAAGCGTCTTGGCCGTCTCGCCAGCAGTCTGGCCGAGGTGCGAAACGTTGATCTTGTCCTCGGTTGCAGTCGGATCGGTGGCCGAAACAACGACGTTCGTGACGGTGTAGGTGGTGCTCTTCCACGTGAGTACAGTGCCGGAGCCGTCGTGCGGGGTTTCAAAGGCCATCTGCTAAATCTCCTGCCAGAGGATTGAATAGGTCTGTGTAACTTGATACACCGCTGGCAGATCGCCGCCTGCCAGTTGCACGAACCCGTCGCTCTCGCCGTCGAGCGTGACGTTCCGAACGCTTACGTATTCTGAGACAGCACCACCCCAGCCATCCAGAACAGAGCGGATTCTGTCTGCCGCCTCGCGGGCCTCTTCGTAGGTGGTGGCGAACACGTCAACGGCCAACTGCACAGTGGCTGCACCGATCGGCCCCGACAGCCCTTGCGATCGCGTGACAGCCGTGCGACGCCAGGTGGCAAACGGCAGCGAGGCAGATGCCGGTGCGATCACGGGCCAGATCCGCTGGCCGAGGATCAGGGCCACGGCTGGATCGGCCGCCAGTGCTCGAGCGGCTGCCTGCTCTGGTGACTTCAGCACGGCTAGCCTCCTGCTTGGATGGTGGCACCAGTCACGCTGCCGGTGCTGCTATACGTGAGCGAATCCAACGCACGCTCCAGCGAGATACGGAGTTCCTGCTGTAGCACCGTAGCCACTTTGCCCTGGTACTCGTTCCACGTCTTACGCAGCGGTGGCTCCCCATTTCCGCCAGCCGGCATCGCCTCAATCACAAGCGTCTGGCCTTTCTTGCCCTTCTTGAAGAATCCGCCGCTCTGCGTCTGGATTCCTTTGCCGTCCTTGGTAATGGCGAACGGGCCACGGCTGCCGAGGCTTGAGGCAATCATCGCACCCTGCCCGGCTTGCACGGTGTGCTCGCGGATCTGGGCGACAAGGCCGGATTTCATGCGTCGAGTATGGGCGCGACGCTGGTATGGTTTTGTGGCAACTGTGGTGATCGGCCGCTTCTTTGTGCCGAACTCAACAAGCCACTGGTGAAATGCACGATCAGGCCCAAGCCGCACGGTGCCAGGCTGCCCCACTGCTGCTGAGTCCGCCTTGCCGGAGCGGTTGTAGCCAAGCAGGCCAACAGCATTGCCATCCCGTGGGTACCGCACGATCTTGGTATTCACCGCCCTCTTGAGGTTGCCGGTTGGCCCGGCAGGCGTGTTCTCGCGCAGCCGCAGCTGTGCCGGAAACAACGCTTTTTCCAAAGCATCGCCGAGGATGTCGGAAAGCCCTTTGTTGTCAAACGCTTTGCCGAGCGAAGCCTGGAGCTTCAGCAGCTCAGAGGCGTCGAGCGAAAGATTGACGCCAGCAACGGCCATCTACGCAGCCTCCTGGCACAGCAGCTCGTGCTCGCTGCGGTTGCGGTGCTCAAGCAGGCTGACGATCTCCAGCGTGCGGCCACGCCACTGAAGCCGCATGCTCTGCGTCAGTCCGCTCAGGTATCGGATCAGCACCCTGTGCGAAATGGATATTTGTTGCTGCCCAGCATACAGAGCCTCGCGAGACGAGATGCCTTCGACACTGGCCCAGACGGTGGCGTAGGTTCCCCACGTCTGCACAGTCTCGCCAAGAGCGTTGCGGCTCTCTGACGCCTGCTGCACTGTGACTCGCTCGCGGAGCTTGCCGGCGTCCATGGCTATGCCGAGCCCTCGCCAACTAGCAGAATGTCGTACTCGACGCTTTGCCCTTCACCCTGTGAAATGATGTTGATCGCGCTGCTGGCCGTGGTGGTCCACCCTGTGGCCGTTGGGTTCGCGTATACGCAGCAGCCTCCTGGAGGCAAAAGCAGGTTGAACGGATACAGCGTTGGATCAAGAGAGGTCCAGTTATCCACTGTCACACTGAGGCTGTAGGTGGCGGACTTGTTGCGGATGTAGATGGCTTTCACGGCCGTGAGCGACACAGTCCCGCGATCATCGCTGAGCGACTGCATAACGAGCTCGTCCGAAGTTGATCCGTCGTTGGTCGCCGTATTCGTCCACGTCACTTGAGCTTGGTTTGCGCCGGCGCCATCAGTGAGCGGCAATGAGTACGTGGCAGACGCAACGCGGATGCTGCTCGACAAGTCACTGCCGTCCTTGTCGTGGAACAGGCAGTCAACGTTGATGCGGCCTTCAATGCTCATTGGCTGAAACTCCTGCCGACTGAATCCAGCAAAGACTTTGCCGCTTCGGGCGGCTCGGCGTTGCCGCGCTTTTCATAGAGCTCGTGCACGTAGAGAAAGATGGCATTGCGGATCGCCGCCGGAACGCTGGAGCCCGTGGCACCGTAGCCTGCCCAGTACGTCACCTGCACGGCATCGTTGTCTTCCATGCTCGCCGGCCACGTGCCGCCGTAGACGGTGGTCACACGGCCAGGCGTCTCAAACCGCTGCACGCGAAACTGTGCCGTAGACAGCGTGGCCGTGCTGCCGCTCTCGTGCGTGTACGTGATGCTCACCGCCGTGGCCGTGCCGCTCGACACGACGGGCGGGCGAGGCAGCTGGATCGGGTACTGGCTGTCGGTTGGAAACCGCTCAAGCCGCAGACGCCACTGGGTATGGATCAGCGTGCGGTCTAGATAGGCTTCGCACCACTCGCGTGCCGCCGTGATGTACGTACCGATCAGGGTATCGTCATCAGACGTGTCCACCCGCAGGTGCGACTTCGCCTCGGCGACTGTGACGGGCTCAACGGCCGGGCCGGTCAGGCGGCTGAGACTCAGGTACTGCGGCACGGCGGCCTCGTCGTTTCGGGGTTGCGTCTGCTGTCTCAGTGGCGTGCTCGACGGCGGCCGTCTCAATCAGCGACTGCTGGTTGTCCGCAACTGCGACACGCTGGGCGAGCAGCTGCTGGGCCAGCCCGCCCGGCACGTCGGCCGTCTGGCCCTTGCCGTATCCACGCCATGCTCTCGTGAACTTAAGTTTCACCATTACCCCACGCTCCATGCAGTTTCGGGCCGTTTGTGTGTGTTCGTGAAATCGGTAGTCCACTGAAAAACAGGCTTGCCAAGATC